CTAATTCCAAATAGTACAATTCTGAAGTTTATATACCTTTATGCGATAAAGCCTCAGAAGGATTCCTCTTATCTAATTTCTTAAATGAGAGACTCACTCAAGATGATAAGAAAACAGCCAAGATAAGATCATCTCTAGCTGACTATTTCCAAAAACCTCCAAAAGATCTAAACACTACATATTAGATTAAAGACTCATAATAATTGGTCGAACTCATAACATACAACTCTTTAGTGCCTAAACATATGTGGTACAGATTAAACAAAAAACCTAAACCTTGGATAAGATAAGTCATGTCAAAGGCAATTTCAATATCATTATTTTTATGGATGATAAGAAAAGGTTATTTCAGAACAGCAATAACAATGGGAATACATCAGATCATACTAGGTTATTACAACAGAATACCTATAATAATCCAGAATCCATATTAAGGAGGAGAATTGACTCAACAATAAGAATTTGAAAAGACAAAGTATAAGGATTTCTGTAAAATCATGTCAAATTAGCCAGCAGCAATAGATTAAGTAGCATACAATCTAGGATCATATGTGGAAGAAGAAGATGATTTTATAGTAACTATGATAGAGGGAGATAAATAAGAAAACATTCTTACATCAGACTGGAACCCAAAGAAAACTTAATAGAAACTTGGAAAATATCAAATCAAAGAAGAAATTAAATAGGATATAATAGTAAGCGAGACAAAACCATATTTCTATGAGAAGATTGCAAAGAAAATAGATGTCTTTGAATCCCCTTAGATGATGTTTCACTATGAGAAGAATAATTAGTCTTTAAAACAATTGAATAGATGTTTAGATGCTTATTAAGCTTCAAAAGATATGAATCTACCCAGAGAGAATACTTTATATAAAACAGGTTATGAAATAGAGAGAAAAGGTAAGAAAATGATGTCATTTGAATTCGATGCTAAAAGTTTCAATAACTAGTACTATGCTTTCATTCATAGACATAACTCAAATAAGCTCAAGCCAGATTAATATATGGTAGAAGATTTCAGAGCATTCTCAAGAGGATTAACAAGTCAACTAATGAATAGAATTGTAGACTAGCCTTTAACTTATATTCCAATTGAAGACTGGCTTAAGTCAAAAGATCAATGGGACTCAAATAAGAAAGAAAAGTACTTCAATTAGATCAAGAAATAATTACTAAGTTCATCATTTTCTGACTTTGATGTGCATTTTAATACTATGGTGAAATCAGGAGAAGTATATGTAAAACAACATGAAGAAGACGTCAATGATATGTCTGAGAGACCTAGAAACTTAT